CAATGTTCAATTAACTTTATGCTGTCTGACGATAATGACTATTTAACTCTAGCACGAGAGCCCACTGAAAATAGACTGACGTACAACATATCTAGGTGTATATATAAACCAATGTACCCTGCGTTACTTAATACCACATTTGAGCATTCAGTGATAAATTACAGCAACAACCCTAGATTTATCCTAGCTCTACGACCCGGAGATGCTTCATTTAACGAAGTTAAAGAATTCTTACTCAACTACCACTGCGAAAATTATTAATCCATGAAAGAACATGCCACATTTCTAGGTGTGAATCTAGAAACAAATAAAAAACTTGGGTATTTCATTTATAACAACGAAATATATTACAACAAGTATCACGCTATGCTCAGTGAAAGAAATAGCACTGGTGCCAGCACATTTTTAAATGGGCAGACCATCAAGTGGATGTTCAACGAGCAGACCTTTGTTTCGTATCCATGGCATATTGAACCCGAAGAATCGTTGCAAGAATTGTATCGAAGACGTGCACAACAATTAAGAGATCAGTACGATTACATCCGAGTTGAAGCTAGCGGTGGTGGTGATAGTACAACTGTAATTTATAGTTTTTTATTAAACGGTATTCACCTAGATGAGGTTGTGTTTAGATATCCCAAAAAAGGAGACAAAAATGCAACATCAGATGCATGGGACACTACTCCGGAAAATACGTTAAGCGAATGGGATTTTGCAGCAAAACCGCTGTTACACTGGATTAAAACCAATTTCCCAGCAACAAAAGTAGTAGTACATGACTACACTGATCAAATTGAAAACGCAGAAGATGAGTCGTGGGTACTTAGAACTAAACATTTTTTGCAGCCCGGACATGCATTTAAGCACACAAACTTTGGTATCGACGATCACAAACGAGATGCTGACAAAGATTTAAAAATTGCAATAGTATACGGAGTAGATAAACCCCGCATATGTGTTAAAGACGGAAAATTTTGGATTTATTTTGCTGATTTCCCGGCTGCTTTTACTGACTCTAACATTGGTGACTACACCAATGTAACCAACGAATTGTTTTACTGGAGCCCCGACGCATGCGATCTTTTATGTAAACAGGCACACACTGTTAAGAAGTGGTTTTCTATGCCACAGAATTACCAGTTCCAAAGAACATTAAATTGGCCCAATAACGATTTTGCAAATAGAACGCTATACGAGCATGTTATAAAAAGTATCATTTACCCAGACTACGATTGCAATACGTTTCAAGTGGCAAAGCCAACAAACAATGTATTCAATGAAATGGATTATTGGTTCCATCAGAACTGCAAAAATACAAAAGAATATCAAGTGTGGCAAGCCGGTGTTAATTACATTTTAAACAACATCAATGAAAAATACGTTATCCCTGTTAAAGGCAATAAGATAAACATAGCTTGGTTTATGAGTCCGTTTTACTATATAGGAGAATGCAATATTCCGTCTATAGGTGCAGTAAAACAATTAGACGCACTAACTGCCGCAAGAAATGATCAGAACAAGTATGTTCATTGTATTCAAGGACGGTTAGCCGTCTACTAACGTTACATTGCTGTGCCGTAGGCCTCAGACCTGCTTTTCATGCCAACAGTGCCGCCTTCGGCTTCAATACGCTTGATAACGTCTTCAAACAAAATAGGTGCAAAGTCGGTCTGTTCAACACAAACGCAGTGATAACGTGTGTCAATTTCTCGACGAGCACCTCCCCATGTGGTTTTCATAACACGGCGATCATGCAAGTGCCCATGGATGTTAACCCCAAACCGGCCCAAAGATTCTTCATGCAAAGGAATGTGGCTTAAGATCATTCCGTTCAATACATGGTATCCGCGCACATCGCGAAAGTGTTCTGTGTATTCTTCCAAGCGAAAAATATCGTGGTTGCCCTTGATCAACACTTTATCGCCATTCAAACGGCGTAATGTACCCAAGGCCTTGCGGTTAATAACAACGTCACCTAAGTGATAGACTTTATCGTTAGGGCGCACAGTGTCGTTCCAACGGCGGATCATTTCCTCGTCCATCTCTTCAGGACTGTCCCACGGACGTAACTTAACCGTTGGATCATCGTTACGCATAAACTTACATACGCCCATGTGTCCAAAGTGTGTGTCACTTACTAAAAAATTTGCTGGCATAATCGTCCTTTCAATAAAGTATTATAGCACAAAAGAGAAAACCTGCCCTAAGGCAGGTTTGGTGGACTGTAATACTTTATATTAACAGGTACTCGTAATTCACTGTATTTTCGTTTTCACGCATTACAAAAGCACCATTTTTAAGATGGAAACGGCGTGCCATTTCTGTCTTTGGGCTTAGTGTAACAAATCTAGTGATGTACGGGAATCTACTACGTATCTCGTTTACAGTTTCGCGAAGCAATTCTAAACCTGCGCCAGGAGCATAACTCCAGATTGTGTAGAAAATTGCTGTTGTTGGTTGTTCGGTTTCTTGTGATAAGTCTTCTACTGCTGCCGGAACAAAGTCATGTAAACTTACACAAACTATTGCACGAGGCTTTTCGTTGACCAATGCACTAACAAACCGTTTACCACTCACCCGGAATTCTTTTGGGATTTCTGGGCGAACAGGGTCGTCCTTGATGTAATCAAGTATTGGGTGTTGGGTGTCAGTGATAATCGATAACATACAAACGTACTTATCATCAATGATTAAAAAGTACCCAGATTATGAAATTATGGAGCGGGATGCGAGAATCGAACTCGCAACTTCAACTTGGAAGGATGGCGTTTTACCACTAAACTAATCCCGCATATTTGGTACCTTGTGACAGTTTCGAACTGCCGACCCTCTCGGTGTAAACGAGACGCTCTACCCCTGAGCTAACAAGGCACTGTTTGGTTGCAAGGGCAGGATTTGAACCTGCGATCTCCAGCTTATGAGACTGGCGAGGACGTCCGAACTCCTCTACCCTGCTTCGATATTTATACCAGTTGCTCTGCCTGTAGCAAAGAAACGGTATCTGCATCCAACTCAATCTCAGTGCGAACGTTAAGTTCCAACACCTTGTCGTTGATGCTTTGTTTCTGTTTCTTCAGGTCACGCATTTCTGCTTTGTAACCTTCAATCTGACCTGCTTCAAGCACGCCAGTGTCAACTGTGTCGTTGTAACCGTATAAGCGGCTATTTTTGTCCTGTGTGCGAAGCTTCTCTAGCTTGCCTTCAAGCACTGCTGTGTCTTCAACAACCTTGCTCTCAGTTAGGCTTTTCAAAAAGCCCAAACGCTTGTCAATGAATGCAGCGTCTGTAAGCAGATCTGCAACACCAGCTTCAACGTTGGCACGACCAACCTTTGCACGGATGCCATACAGGGCCTTGGTCAACTGTGTGCGCTTGGCATCGTTGCGGACCAGAGTTTCACGTGCTGTGTTCATCACCGAAGTGGTACTTTGGAACTCGTTAAGGGAAACTGTCAGTGCGATGTCGATCGTCTTGATGTGTTCCTGGATTGTGTTTTGTAGGGCGTTTGCTTTGCGAAGTGTAAATTTCATAATCGAGTTCCTTTCTGTTTGATTTTAATAGGGGTGCAACGTATGGCAAGTCAATTGCGGGACAATGTGCAAAGTACATTAGATCTAGTTGATTTTCAAGGCAACTGTTTTCTAAAGCAAAATACAACAAGCAGAGGATACCAATATCGCCGAGCATCAACAAACAAGCAATTTAATGCAAATTCATCTCGGAGCACTGGATCACGATTGTATTTCAATATAGCTTTTCAAGGGCTTATTGAATGTGCAATCTCTCATCTCCACACGCCACAGCTAGTTTTAAGAAACTAGCAAAACTAAAATGAGCTTCCTGTTGACGTAGATCTCGTCACTCTGTCTTACCCTTTCGGTTACTTGCTACTCAGGGCAGCAAGCTACAGGTTCTCAAAATTGGAGCACGGTGTAGGAGTCAAACCTACCTCATACCGGGTTTGCAATCCAGCGCATAATCGCTCTGCCAACCGTGCATAAATTCTTTGAGTAGTGGGCTGTCGCTCATGTTCTCTTACTCTTCAACAGCGTGACCGTGTCGTATAGCACCGAAGAACAATCCGTACTACACTAGGCTCCCTCGCTAAAGGCGTCACTACTCAAAAAACTTATATGTAAACACACTGCTGGCTATGCACCCAGCGTCCCAAGTGCTATCAGAGTCTAACTGAATACAATGTGTTTGCATATAAGTGGAGGACTGAGAATACATCTCTCCCAACAACACCTCGGACATTATTACAAACCTTGCGAGTCTGCTTTCTTCCGACTTCCACTAAATCCATATTGCTATGTAATCTAGTCTGCTGTCAGCATCGCCGTTTTTAAAGCCAGGCAGTAGGCTTGTCGTCACATGCTATTCTATGCTTTCTATCCCGTTGACCTTGCGAGCCATTAAGTCTTGCGAACTACGAAACTTCCTGCATAAACAGATTTCACCTTGCGAGTTACGTCTGACTAGATTCACTTGCGTGTCTAGTATTAGATGCTTTTCACATATGACCGAGTCAGTCTTTGCGTTTTAATGATAGTGAGAATCGAACCCACCGCATTCTGTTTAAGAGACAGATGTTCTACCAATGAACTATATCAACCTACTGCGATGTGCTGACTCAGTTGCTGCGTAAAGTTTTGGCTCTACACAATACAACACACCACGTACCTTTCCTCTTGCGGAGTAATCAGTCGTCTTTCGCGACCAGCGTCTGCATTACTACAGCCACCACCCACTAAAACTGCATACGAGCTCTTAGGTGCAACCCTTCGAACCAATACACTACCCTTTCTCATACCAATTAACAAAGTTGGTTTCGCATAGAAGTCAGCACCACCTGTTACTTTCCACCTACTAACGTTCCCCTTGATGCAATCTCAGGCGTTTAAGCAAGCGTTCTTCCCTATGCACTTTGCGTCACTGTTACATCCACCCGTCGCTGAGTGAACGCTCCCTCACAGGAGTGAGCAGGCTTGTCTAAATGAACTATTGCTAGCGGAGTTATGTAGGCATACCTCCTTTGGCTGTGTCACCACAGTTATTCTTCGCATCAAGCTGGGCGAACCATACTCTTTGCAGGACATTAAACTGCCCTTAAATCTTTATTGTTTCGAGTACTTACACAGGAGTAAGGCCTAACTTAAACCTCCCACGGTGTACGAGTTCGTTACCTCATTGTACCCAGACTTTGTTGACAGTAGTTAGGCTTCCGTCAACCTGTTCTGATAACCGCTTGGAGCAAATACTCGAAACAATAAAGATTAAATTCTTATACATCTGCACACACGCAGGAATCGAAACCTGCTGCACTTATTTTAAGAAAGTGCATGTTGCCTTATAGCAAACAGTTTCGAACCTGCTTACTATCACATCAATTCTGTTTTCGACGCAGAACCTCTATGTGCATGTGTATAAGAACTTATACGTTAACAATTTTAAAGAACTTTGTTAGTTAGCACAATGTCTAACTAAGCTTCTATTGTAGCAAACTTTTCATTTGCTGTCAACAGTTACTTGGAAATTTGTTTTGATGCCTCTTTCGCCTGCTTACAAGGCTACGGGTAAGACTTGCGTCTTTTAGTTGACCCTCATGCAACCAGTTGAGTGTTACTCTACTCTATTGCAATCCTTCTTCCTGCGTATTGCTACGTGGAATAGATCGTTTCTAACTCATAGGTGTTAGACGCCACTGTAGTCTCTTACAAACTACACAAGAGTGCCCAGCTTTCTATCTGGACCGGATTTTCAGCAAGAGTCACGCAACCTATTAGCGTGGTACGCCTGCTTACTTTACATCAAAACAAATTTTTAAAGAACGTTTGTTAATTTCTTAACATGTGTGTATTATTACACAGATTTAATTTTGTGTCAACTGCGTTAACAACTTTCTTGGAGAAATTTCACTGTAAAACGAAACGTTTGTATCAGTTCCTAACTTTTCCTTGAAAGGTTGTTCATTATACTGTTCAATTCGAAAATTGTCAAGTATAGACACAAAATGCCAATACTGTTTTAAAAACTCAATGTTGCCTCGTTTGTTGAACAAATCTATAACCTGTTCAATTCCCGAAACAAATTTAATCTTGTTTGACAACTTTGGCAAAAGCATATTATATAACAGTTCTTCATTTAAGGTCAAGCAATAAATGTCGTTAATTCCCAAATTGACGAACTCGTTATATAAACTATCAAATTCCTTGATTTGTTTTATAGTTGCACTGCTTGGTATGCGGCTAACTGAAAACAGCACTATCCGTTGTGCGGATAAAGAATCAGAATTAAACAGAGGAATCATATTCATATTTAATTCTGACTAGGAGACGGAAAGATTAACTGCGACGAATGCTGTCAATCAATCCAGGCATAAACACAGATTGGTACTTGGTGTACAACGGCTCTGTTAATGCACGGAACTTCATCATTTCAACTTCACTTAGTTCTTTATATTGCACACCGGCTTGTTGGCCTTCTTGTGCAATGCGCTCAGAATCTTCAACACTCCATTTGCGCTCTAAACGTGCAGCATTAAATGCAGCTTGGCCTAGGTTATCTTTGAGTGTATCAGACAAACTACTCCAGAACTTTTCACTGACAATAATGCTAGTTAAGAACAAGCTGTGTTTAGTGTCGGTGATGTAACGTTTTTTACTCTTATTAACTGTTGCTAGTAAACGAGGGACCGTTGTATCAACTGCATCGTGGCAGTCGCCTTCTGTGTGAATAGAACTCCAGTAATCCTCAATTGCATGCGGATCTGGTTGGCCACCAATAGCTTCGATTGTATCAATGCCAATTGGGTTCGTGCCAGTGTAGAAACTTAGATTCTTAAAGTCTGCTAGGTTGTTAATTTCTTTGTCGCTAGCAACAATGCGGAAGCCGCCGCTGTATGTAAATGCCAAACCACGTGCTGGGCTTTTTTCTTTAAGCTCAGTTAACATGCCCTGTCCAATTTCACCTTCTAGTACACGGGTTGCATGCTCGTGATCTGTGAATAAAAACGGCATTTCTAGCGCCATAAACGCAGGAACATTCCATTTCCAAAGCTGGCTAATATGCAACTGGCTCATTTCAAGTTGGCCACGTTCCATATAAACCATTGGGTTTTCTATTAGGCCACCATTAAATTTGTCTGCAAATTCCTTGGCTGTGTAGATTTCAATATCTACTTGTCCTGCTGTAGCTGCTTTTACTTCTGCTGCAAACGCTTTAGCAGTGCGTAAAAATAGGTCTACGGGTTCGTGGGCAATAAGCCATTTGATTTTGTTACTGTTTTCCATTAGATTATATCTCCGGGGATTTTAAGTATTTATACAAAATCAAAGTTGATATAGATTTGGTCCGGCGTGCAGGAATCGAACCCACATTCGTAAGGTAGAAGCTTACTGTACTATCCATTGTACTAACGCCAGCTTATATAAGAGCACTCTCAAATGCAGGCCTAGGAGGAGTCAAGCTCTGAAACTTTCGCATCTGCAGATACTAGGCTTCTTCTCCCGCTTTGACTTACGCCAAGAATACTCATATATAGGCTCCACCGTTAACGACAGCATTCGTCCTGGCTTTATTTTATGTCGGTTAATGCACGGTGGACACACATGCCGACTTGATATTACGCTACTAATTCACGCATTACCATATAAAAGACAACTACGAATGTTGTGTTGCTAGCCCGGCGTTGGTCGCGAAAACCCTTTCCTTGCTACTTGGCACGCCAATCTTCCAAACTACTTAGGCGCCGGCCGGACGTTTTTATTTCGTAAGTTAGTTACCTTTTATATGGCTTGTGGGTTTTTACCACACCTGAACCTTGTTCCACCGCTCGATCAAAGACTTATGTGGCGATCCCGTGCATTCTCATTACACTATGCCATATAAAAACATTCTGCTGTGCTCGAAACAATGATGACCCATCTTCCTGGCAACTTTTACCTGTATAGTCGACATCAGGGTTACTCGATGTACTCCAGTGTAGTCAATCAGAATGTTTTTATATGCAAACTCATTGTAGGCAGGGCTCGAACCTGCATTAAGCCCCATAACGGGCCTTTCCTAACCAATTAGAAGACTACGAGTTCATCGGGTCATGACTCCCGATTATGGACAGGGTAATTACTCCTGTTTTTACCATATGTAAACACACTATTAGTTTCGCCATCATCCGACTTTAAAATCAGCCGCGGTTTAAGTAATGTGTTTGCATATGGTGGCAGTTTAGTCTGATAACTGCCAAAGAGTTGTTGTAGTTTGTCTCTAGAAACAACATACATTTGGTCGTCATGACCGGGCACTCCACGTTTGAGCCTTCTGGTTAGATACCATATGTTAACACACTTTTCCGTTATCCCACGTCTAGAACGATAACTGGGGCTCCGTAGAGCAAGAGTGTTAACATATGGTAGAAGCAGTGGGACTCGAACCCACAACTATCCGGTTAAAAGCCGGGTACTCTAGCCATTGAGTTATGCTTCCAAATTGGTCCCTCCGGTCAGATTCGAACTGACGACCAGCGGATTAAGAGTCCGTTGCGCTACCAACTGCGCCACAGAGGGTTGGTGTTTGTTTAACGTGCCAACCCTAGACCAAAATGGACTAACGTTGACACTAGAGTTTACCAGTTTTCATTTTACATGTTCCTAAATTGAATTGTTCTCCAAGACTCTGGGTCTGGTTGTTCGTTTTCGTCGTAAGTCCATCCAAGGGCTTTCATCATCTTGTGCTTTACACGTAAGTTAGGTATGCGGGTTCGTTCTGTATCGCCGAATCCCATCATAACCCCAACTTCTGCAACTGCACCACTTCGACATAAGCCTGCCATACAGTGTACTACAACATTCATTTTATTGTCAAGTGCATGTTGAAGTAGTTTGACTATTTCATTTGCTTGTTCGTCTGTAATTTTAGCTTCGGCCGGAAACCCATCTTTATCCTCGGCATCCAGGAATTCAAATCGATGTACTTCTTTAAAAGTATGTGCAGGTGTAGGCCACCATGTTGGACAAGGATCCATAATCTGTATTAGCATGCTGTTTTCGCCAGCAGCGTGATGCATTTTCATCGGTACATCTGCTGCTGCTACATTTTCAATCCACATTATAGCTTCCTTATTACTACATAGAGTACAAACATTATAACACAAACTACAATTAGTGCGCCCATAGTTGTACTCCTTTATTGGTGCCCTGGGAGAGACTCGAACTCTCAGCTTACGGCTTCTTAGACCGCTGCGTTTACCAATTTCGCCACCAGGGCATGTTGGTGGAGGGCTGTCCCGGCTCATGATTACCGGTAAGGCTAGCACCGCCCCCCATAACTTGGTGCCCTTGGTGGGACTCGAACCCACAAAATCTCGATTTTGAATCAAGAACGTATACCAATTCCATCACAAGGGCAAGATAAATAAATTTATGAATTCACAAAATTTTCGGCAACTTATTACCTTAGTTGAAGGTCGTTTACCTGATGTAGACTACCAAGAAACAGATAAAGAAGTTATTGCTATCCTTACAAGCCGCGATAGCCAGGTCTATACTAAACTTGCACAAAAGTACGAACGTATGTCTCAGCTTAAAGACGAGATCAGTGCGCTCGAAGATGAAGTTAAGCAAACTGTACGCGATGATGTTGCTGGCATTTTTGATGCTGCTGATGCTGTTAAAACACGTATTGTAAAGACCAAAAGCCTTATTATCCAACTTAGCAAAGATCCAGAAGCAACCAAGAGTCCAAAATATAAGGACATTCTAGTAGCCCTAGTTTCTCATCTAACTCCTGAACTAATTGCAGTAGTTGAAAAGATGAAAACCACCATGGTTACTATAACTCAAAAGTCTGCTGGTGTTAAGATTAAGAGCCTAGACGAAGGACCGCAGGCACAGTTAGCAGATCAAGTAAACCAAGTAATACAATCATGGGCTGCTGAGTACGATCAAAAGCTAGAATCACTTGCACAACAATTATGAAAATCAAACCATTAAAAGAATACATCCGCGAAGCAGAAGTTGCCGATCGTCCACCAGAATTAGCAAAACCTCCAGTGGGCCAGCAACAAGAAAAACCAACTGATAAACCAGGCGGGTTCACTGTTATGATTCTTAACGATGGTATGACCCCAGCAGAAGTAGTTATCGAAGCTATTAGTGCCGTAACAGGCATGAGCCAAGATGCTGCGTTTGATAAGATGATGCGAGCACATCAAGGTGGATGGGCTCCTATTAAATCTTATGGTAGCCGAGATCTTGCTGAGACTATTGCACACGGTATCATGCGCCATGCACAGCAAAATGATCGTTACGATCATTATCGTCGTCACCCACACTTCCGTAACTTCCGAGGACCTTGGCCGCTTACTGCTGAAGTAATGGATGCTGCACAATAATTGGGGCGACTAGAGGGAATCGAACCCTCGATAACAGAATCACAACCTATGGTTTTACCACTAAACTATAGCCGCCATAAACTCTTAACGGAGCTTTTTTAAGTACTCTCGACCGACTTTTCCTTCTTCGATCTCTTTTAGAACTGTGGAAGGAATGCCCCCTGCTCCTGTAACTTTTGCAGCATGACCGCGTTTAAGTTCACGAGCACGTTCACTTGCTACTAGCACTAGATCGAATCTATTACCAATTTTGTCTACTGCTGCTGCTGAAGTGTTTCTACTATTTGACATAACTACCTTTAAAAATCTTCTAAGACCTGTTGCATATTCTCGACTGTATCAAGGTTAGGCTCATCTCTGTGTTTGACTGAACCGCCATAGTATCCATTGTGGCTATTACGCACTTCAATGTCAATGTATCCACGGTCAGTTTTGATAGTCCAGAATCCGTCCTGGACTACTTCGTATCCGGCTTCGTCGTTGCGGTTCTCGCCCCAACCTTTGTCTTCGACTCCGGTTACTAGTGCGCCTCGCAATAGATCAAAGCTGTTGCCTTCGCCTAGGATAGTAACGCCGTTGATGTGATTAAACCACACGCTGTTGCAGCAATCATTTTCAGTATCATAGCGATGAAATTTACCATCAATGGTTCTAACCACTAACGCCCAGCTGTCATTGCCTAAAAATATTCCGTTGATTCGTTGGCCAACTAAATTTTTAAAAACGCTCATTGCTGCTCCTTTGCGCTATTATACATTATTTTTATTATTGGTACCCCTGCATGGAATCGAACCACAATTCCTAAGTTCGTAGCCTAGTGTATTATCCATTATACTACAGGGGTGAAATTGGTGCTCCAAGAAAGAATCGAACTTTCATCTAATCCTTACCATGGATTTGTTCTTCCACTAAACTATAGGAGCATGATTGGTCGGCCCTAGAGGATTCGAACCCCTAACCAACGATTTCGAAGACCGCTACTCTATCCAGTTGAGCCAAGGGCCGATAATGAAGATGGTCGGAGTACAAGGATTCGAACCTTGGACCCTCTGGTCCCAAACCAGATGCGCTACCAGACTGCGCTACACTCCGAATATATTGGTGGAAAGCGTGGGAATCGAACCCACTGACCTGCTCATCACAAGTCTACACCTTAGCAGGGTGCTGCATTACCGGCCTGCCCGCTTTCCAATTTGGTGGAGATGGTCGGGATCGAACCGACTACCTTTAGCTTGCAAAGCTACTGCTCTCCCAGATGAGCTACACCCCCGAAAACTTTGCACTGTGGGCTTTCCACTCAAGTACGTGCCGTACATATAGCAGTATAGTTATATTTCATCTGCTATACCTCCCAGTTACGCTGGTACGTTGAATTTGGTGCCCCAGGATGGAATCGAACCACCACACCCTGCTTACAAAACAGGACCTCTACCACTAAGGATACAAGGGCATTAAATTAACCATATTGTGGTAATCCTCTAGACTTCCTGCCGTTACCGTAATTCTTTGCGCCAAACGTTTCTGATTGACTATCACAGTTAGGGCAGATTAGTCTAAAGTTAGATGGATGATTATTTGTTGCATTGCCATCTATGTGGTCAGTCCACAACGTAATTTCTTTTCCATTCCAGCTATCTATACCACAACAACTACATTTATATCCATCTCTCTTAATAAGAAATTCTCTTATAAGAGCTCTTGGATTTGACAATCCTAAGTCCTTACCCGATAACCAATCCTGGTATCGCTGTTCTCTCAAAACAATTTTTTTATTTGCCTGAGAGGCATAAGAACAATCTAAGCTACAAAATTTGTGATTACTACTGTAACCTTTAAACTTGAATTCAGCCCCGCAATGAGTGCAGTTAAAGACTTTATCTTTTGTACCTTTATAATTCATATGGTAGAGCCCTTTAAAATATTTTATACTTTTATTTATGCTCTACCATTTAAATTTGGCTCCGTGTGTGAGATTCGAACTCACCTAACCATGGATTAACAGTCCAGCCCATGCACCTAGCTCGGGTTTCACGGAATAATTTCCAATAACAGTATATATACCTTGCATATTACTGTCAAATTAAATTTGGTGCCGCCACGTGAACTCGAATCACGGACCTTCCGCTTATCAAGCGGATGCTCTAACCAACTGAGCTATGGAGGCAATAAATACAGTATGAGTAAACCCAATCCAGGATTTGAAGAATTACAAAAGCTAGGTTACGGAACATACCGTAACAGTGTTAGCTATTCGTGCATCAAAGATTTCACTCTTACATACGCTAAGAAGACCACCGCAGAATTTATCCCAGACGGTCTTCCTAAACAAATTGGTAGGGGAGTAGGGAATCGAACCCTATCACTTACGGTCAAAGCGTAATATCTGCTCCAATCGATTTCTCCCCAACAACCATGGCGCCCCGTAGGGGTTTCGATCCCCTTACCTCGACAGTGACAGTGTCGCGCTCTCCCAATTGAGCTAACGGAGCAAAGCAATAGTGTTACTGCAAACAGAATGAACTGAGTGGCTCGCACTATCGCGGATGTAGGTTTGTCAACAATTTATCTCATTATACGCCGCTGACAAGGGCGAGGCTCAGTAGCAGCATTAAACAATACTGCAAAATTTGGGGAAGTTCCGATATCGCCCATCGTCACAGCCAACCGTTGAGCAACCATGCATCAAAACAAGATTACTATTTGCTCTGGTGGAGGCGACTGGAGTTGAACCAGTAGTGTCAGAGACGGCGGATTTACAGTCCACTGGGGTTACCAATTTTCCTACACCTCCATAAAATTTCTTTCCCGGCCGGACTTACACCAGCAATATACTAGATACGTTGAATCTAGCCTTCCTAATGACATGTGCTTTCTTCACACAAATGACGAGAAATCTTGGTGCAGCCAAAGGACTCGAACCTTTGTGGCAACTAGTATACGATGCACAGGGCACCTGCCTTCTCCATTACTGCATAAACTTGGTAGTGGGTACGGGAATCGAACCCGTCTTACAGACGTGAAAGGCCTGTGTCCTAACCGATAGACGAACCCACCACTGAATTCTTGGTGCGAGTGGCCGGAATCGAACCGGCACGCCATTACAGCGAGAGATTTTAAGTCTCTTGTGTCTACCAATTTCACCACACTCGCAAATTTTGTTTTAAGAACATTGTTAATTACTAACAGTGTCTATTGTATGACATGTTTAATTTTGTGTCAACATGTTTCTGGCGACCCCGAATGGATTTGAACCACTGACATTTGGTTTTGGAGACCAACGTTCTGCCGGACTGAACTACGGAGCCATATATGGAGCGGGAAAGGAGACTCGAACTCCCGACATCTTGCTTGGCAAGCAAGTGCTCTACCAACTGAGCTATTCCCGCATTGTACTTACTTATCATTGGCGGAAAGCAGAGGAGTCGAACCCCATCCCCTTGTCGGAGAACCTGGTTTTCAAGGCCAGTCGCAGGACCATCCCCGCTGCATTACTTTCCATGTTTGGTGGAGTATATTGGACTACATAGTTACCAACAAAGGGCTACTACTGAACCCTACCAGTTAGATGCTACTGATACCCCATTATTGGTGCCGAAGACCGGGTTTGAACCAGTGACACACGGATTTTCAATCCGCTGCTCTACCAACTGAGCTACATCGGCAATCGGGTGGGGCGATGAGGAATCGAACCTCATGAGTGCTGCGCGGGCGGAACCACCATTAACACGAATCGAACGTGAATAACTCACCAGACACCCCATTATAGGTTTTTGAGAGCCCAACTATCCCTCGGCGGGACTCACTGGATTGTCTCGTATGGGCAAGTTTAAACTACCATAGGTGCAATGTGGCTTTGTCACATACCAGCCGGTATGCTATGCACTATGGGACTCAAACCCTACGTCTATCTCAAAACTTGGTGGAAATAAGAGGGGTTGAACCTCTGACCGTCAACGTATGAAGCTGCTGCTCTACCGACTGAGCTATATTTCCAAATACATCCCTTAAGGTTTCCGGCACACTGGTCCGGACAAACTACCCGTCAAAAGGATAGTTTCATCGTCATCCTTAAGGTATTCATAAACAAACTAGTGGGTCGCTGCCAATGGTATTAATATAATTGATTCGTCTAGTTCGTTTGTGAATACCCTGTATTGCTACAGGATATGTTAGGGTCAATGCCCTAACCAGTTATTTGTACTCTGCTGTTACCGCCAGCATTTCATCCAACTGTCCGCCCGTTTAAAGTTTATTATAGTGTTCTTTCAGGGCCTCGTTCCCTGGGCATATAGCACTTATGTTAACACTGTTAAATTATGCGTGATTCTGGTTTAGTTGTTTGCGCTTGTTAAATTCAACATGAGCACGATCTAACTTTTCCTGAATCAACTGTTTACGTTGTTCTGGGGTTAGTACATTCTCTGTAACGAACCTTACCTCACGCATACGTTTTACTAAATCAATTTTCTTCATAATTCCTTTTACAAAATAAAAAACCCTGGGTGTTTAATCCAGGGTTCTTAAGTTTGTAAGTTACTGCAAGTTATGCGTAACCATCTCCCTCTCGAACCCCAATTCTAATCTCCGGTGTGCGATCACTACTATTAAACGTATTCGCAAACAAAGACCAATAGGCTGACATGCCTAATCCGGACTGTTTTTGTTTTAACGAATGATTAAAAGTTGTTTGCATCATGTTTCCTATTGTAGTTTATTTACCTATTGTTGTCAACTACTTTGTTTATTTATTTATCTTTTTGTTTTTCCGTTTTTTGGTAGGAGCGCCGAGACTCGAACTCGAATGAACCAATTATCTGTTGCTTACGGGATATAAATCCGCCGTTTTACCGTTAAACTACACTCCCACTAATTAGTAGGATATACGTATTCGTTTAATAGTAAAAGTCTTCATACAAATATTTATCTTTCATCTTTAGAACTGCGCGAAACCGAAAGGTGATCATGTTTTATCTCCCGAATCGGATCGTTTAGCTGTTCAGCTAACCTGTTCTTTATTGTAACACGAGTGTTATTAAAGTTCCTAATCTCAACTGCCCTGCGTCCAATTTCTTCGTAACCCAACTGTTCTTCAAGTC